AAATTGGTTATTAAATGAAGTTGGTATTAAACCAAACGAACTATCCGCAGTTTGTTACTATGAAGACCCTCGTAAAAAATTAGACAGAATAGAGAAAAGTTTAAAAAGGGGTGGTGTTAAAAACATATTTAAAAGAGGAAAGATACTTGAAAGAAATAGAAGACAGTATCTTGACTTTGAAAAAGATATGAGGAACTTAGTTGGTGATGAAGTTCCAATAATATTCGGTGACCACCATTACTCCCACGCCGCGTACGCTTATTACACATCTGACTTTAAAGAAGCTTCTATTATTACAGTAGATGGAGTTGGTGAATGGGATACACTTGATTTATTTCATGCTGAAGGAAATAAAATAGTAAAATTAGAAGGTATAGACTTTCCATCTTCTTTAGGAATGTTATATTCTACCTTTACTGCGTTTCTTGGATTTAAACCTTTGGAAGGTGAATACAAAGTCATGGGATTGGCTCCTTATGGTGACCCATCGGTATATGAAGAACAATTTAAGAAATTATATAATTTAGAAGAAAATAATAGTTTTTCTTTAAATATGGATTACTTTGTTTATGATTGGAATGAGTATGAAATGTTTAACAAAAAGTTATCTAAACTATTTGGCATATCACCAAGATTACCTGGTGATGAGTTTACTCAAAAACATAAAGATATTGCAGCAGGATTACAACACACCTATGAGTTTTTATTTTTTAGATTATTAGATAGATTAAAAGCTTTAAGACCAACAAGTAATTTGTGTGTAAGTGGTGGTTGTGCGTATAATGGAACTGCCAATGGAAAAATATTAGATAAAACAAACTTTAAAGATGTTTGGATTCCACCAGCACCATCAGATGCGGGTTCTGCTATCGGAGCTTGTTTACATTATTATTACACTACAAATAATAAATCTGGTAGAAAATCAAACAAAGTTCCTTATTTAGGCCCGTATTATTCAAATGAAATAGTAGATAAAGTATTACAAGATTTTTCAGATAAAGTTCATTTTGAAAAGAAATTAGACTCACAACTAATTAATGAAGTTGCTGAACTTATTAGAGACGGAAATGTAGTAGGTTGGTTTGAAGGTAAGTTAGAGTTTGGTGCAAGAGCCCTTGGTAATCGTTCTATTCTAGCAAACCCAAGAGACCCTGACATGAAAGCTCGTTTGAATAGAGTTGTAAAGAAAAGGGAAGGATTCAGACCTTTTGCTCCTATTGTTCAAAAATCATCTATGACTAAATACTTTGATTACCCACAAGATGTTCCTTATATGAATCAAGTAGTTAAAGTTAAAAAAGAATATCACGAAGAACTTCCTTCTATTACTCATGTTGATGGTAGTGCTAGGATACAAACTTTAGAAACTTCACAACACAGAAGAATGTCTAAGTTATTAAATACACTTGGTTCAATTAATAAATATCCTATTGTTCTTAATACTTCATTTAATTTAAAAGACCAAACAATGGTTTTAGACCCAAAAAGTGCTATAGAAACCTATCTAAATTGTGATATGGATGTTTTAGTTTTACACAATTATATTGTAAAGAAGAAAATACTTTAATACAAAATATTTTTAACCCAATCTTGTAAAAGGTTGGGTTTTTTTGTTTAGTATATTTATATTCAATGTAATATGTTAAATTATGAATAACTTCGAAATATTTCCTGGTAAAGATTTAAGTGGTCTGTTTGAGGATATATACAAAAACCAAACAAACAAAAAACAAAGAATATCAGAACTAATTGCTGAAATGAAAAAGGTGATTAGACATGCAGGTGATATGGCAGTAATCGGCCCTATCATTAAAGACTTAATAGATACATCAGTAAGAAATGATGAAACACTTATTAAGATGGCTGCAATAGTTCAACGACTTATGACTGCACAAACTAAGTCAGAAGGTGATGAAGGTTTTCTATCAGATAAAGAAAAAGAACAGTTATTAAGTCAATTAGACCAAACTGTAAACGAAGTTCGTGATGAAAATGATGCCAAGGTTGATGAACTAACTAATGAAGTTGAAGAAATAAAACAAAGTTTGAGTAAGAAAGTTAGTGAGTAAAAGAATACAAAATAGTAATAGTTCTTTTAGTAATAAAAAGACATCTCTTAATGCCAAAAATACTGGTATTGTAATCGATGTTATTTTAGATGATACGAATAAAAGAATAGAAGAATATGACTTTAGTGAAGTAGAAACTAAAAATACGAGTATTATCGGTGGAGTTGTTGTAAGAACATTCGATGATATAAGTTCAGCTACCGAAACTTTAAAAGTTTATCTTCCAATGATACCTGAAGATGGTATTCCAATTGTAAATGAAACTGTTCAGTTATTTACATTAGGTAGTAGATTATATTATAAAAGAATATATGATGCAAATCTAAACTTAGGAAATGCAGCTTTAAACCGTGAAAAGAATTTTGTTCCAACTAAAGAAGGTGAGAATAATGTAGATTCATATAGTGAAGTATCAACTACCAAGACACCAAAACCAGAAGGTGGTGAAACCGAAGAAGCGAACTTTGGTAAATACTTTGAACCACATCAAGTAAATCCACTTAAGTTGTATGAGGGTGATAAACTTATACAATCAAGATTTGGACAGTCAATTAGATTTAGTGGATATAATAATGCTAATAATACATTTTCTCCTACGATATTAATAAGAAACAGACAAAGTAGAGAACTACTTGAACCAGAAGTTAAGTTTGGAACTTTAATAGAAGAAGATATAAATAAAGATGGTAGTACAATAGCTATAACTTCTGGTGAATATAATATACAATTATCACCAGGTTCATTCGATGATGGTGGAGCTGGTAAAATAGATACTTTACCAAAAAGTTTTACAAACTATCCAAGTGATTTTTCTGGTGTTGACCAAATCCTAATAAATACAGGTCGTTTAATCTTATCTTCTAAAACAAGTGAGATGATTTTTCTATCAAAAGGAAACTATGGTTTTATATCTGATGGTAAGTTTTCAATTGATAATGGTAGTGATGGTGCTGAGTTAGATTTTAACGGTGAGTTTAGAATGACCATGAACAATAATCCAACTTTTATTCTCGGTGGTGGTGATACTGGTAAGATATTCTTAAATACCGAGGAAGAGTCAGAACCTATTGTAAGAGGTGATGCACTTAAAACTGTTCTTGAAAGATTAATAGACGAAGTTTTAAAGTTATCATTTGCTACTCCATCAGGACCTACTCAAGCAGGTCCACTTCCACTAAATGTTGGTGCTCTTAATAAAATCAAAAAAGATTTAAAAAATATTTTATCAACTAGAAACTTTACGGAATAAATAGATGTCTTTGTCTAAGTTTGCTTTTAATGTTACTAAGTTTTTAGCAAGACCACTTTTAGGTAATCCTATACAAAGTAAAGAAGAGCTATCACAGTTCCTCACTTTAGAATATGACTTACTCATTCGTAGTGGAACACAGTTGTTCGGCAACACTCCTATTCTTAGTGGTAATACTGCCTTGATGCAACAATCACTTAATGGTGCATTCAATAAAAACCTAGCAGCAACATCTACTCCATCTTCTATATTAGATGACTTAGGTCAAGGTATTATTTCATATTGGACAGGTGCTCAATTAGTACCAGGTCCACCACCAATAATACCAGCACAAGGTTCTATTTACAATATATCATCCACTTCATGTTTAGTAACAGATCCAGGTCAATGGAAAGTAGTTCCTTTACCACCATTCCCTCCAAATGGGACAGAACCAAAACCACCTGTATCTGAAGCTCCACAATTATCTTCAGAACAAAGACAACAGATATTACAATCTTCAGCTAAAGTTCAACAAGTTTCACAGTCAAATCAATCAAGTGATAATCCATTTGTGGTAAACTTATTAGGCGGTATTGTTTTACATCTTACAACAGTTAAAGGTATTTACAATACATTATCTGTTTATCCTGCTGCACCACCAGTTCCACCACCAATTTTACCTGGTATCGTAAATTGGTCAACGTATACCGTCTTATCATAATTTAATAATATAATTCTCATATATTTATATTAAATTAAGTTTTAATATGGATACCAAAAAATTAGCACAATTAGTAAAATTAGTTGTTGAGAAGGAAATTAAACGACAACTACCAAAATTAGTAAGTGAAGAGGTTAAGAAATCTCTATCTCTATTGAATGAAACTACAACTAAGAAAGTTGATAGTAATGAGTATGATGCATTTGAAATGGCCAATAAAGTTTTAAATGAAGAAAGAGAAAGTAATGTTGAAGAAGTAAAAGTTCCATCATTTATTGAAAATAGAAGATTATCAAATAATCCTGTTTTAAATGAAGTATTACAACAAACTCAACCATTTTCTTCAGCACAACAACAAGAAGCACCTTCTGTGTTAGATAACTTTAAACAACCAATACAAGAAAGTGTAGATAAGACATTATCATTTGACTCAAATATGGCACAAGGTGGTGTTGATGTAATGAGGGCTCAAATGGCACAAAAAATGGGTTACGGTGATATGAATAGAGGGCCAAGTAAACAAGGACTAGGTGTTAGTACCGGTTTGCCAGGTCTTGATAGAATTCTAAACAGAGATAATTCTGAGTTAGTAAAAAGGTTTAAAAAATAATGGCATTTGTTCTTGGTAGAAAAAAAGTTAAAGATACCCAAGACTTTGAGTCTTTTGCATATGGTATATCTTATCCTGTACAAAACGGCCCAACTGGTTTCTTTGAACAAAACTTTTCTTCATTTGACCAAGCAAGAAGTAATTTATTAAATCTTTTACAAACACAAAAAGGTGAAAGAATAATGCAACCAGACTTCGGTACTGGTTTACATGGTTTGTTATTTGAACAAATGGATGATGAAGAATTATCAGTAGCGATACAAAATACGATAACAGAAAATGTAAACTATTGGTTACCATATATTTCAATTAGAGATATAGACGTAGTTATGACCGATGAGTTAAAAGATAGAAACCAAGCTAACTTAAAAATAACTTTTACAGTTGGTGACGAAATTGAACTTGGTGAAATTACTTTCACAGTAAATGGATAATAAATGGCTGAACTAAACAAAATAACAAAAAAACCAAAGAGTAGTAGAGATATAAATTATCTATCTAAGGACTTTTCTTCATTTAGAAATAACTTAATAGAATACTCAAAAACTTATTTTCCAAAGACCTACTCTGACTTTAACGAATCATCACCAGGAATGATGTTTATAGAAATGGCATCTTACGTTGGAGATGTTCTTTCTTATTATATTGATGATACTTTAAAAGAATCTTTAATGGTTCATGCAGAAGATAAAGAGAACGTATTGGCTTTATCACAATACTTGGGATATAAACCAAAAGTAACTTCACCTGCTATATCACGAATTGCTATTTATCAACTTGTTCCATCAATAGGAACGGGTGTTGATACTATACCTGACGAAACTTATTATTTAAAAATTAAAGAAGGAATGATAGTTGAGGGGAATGATTCAACCGTTCAATTTAGAACCACAGAAGCAGTAGATTTCTCAGATAAAACAGGTAGAGAAATAAGTGTCTTTAATAAGAATGGTAGTCAACCAACAAGTTATTTAGTTAAGAAATATGTTAATTCAATTTCAGCTACTGAAAGAATAGTAAGAAAAACTTTCTCATCTGTTGAATCTTTTTCAAAAATAGATTTAGGTGAAAAGAATGTAATACAAGTTACTGATGTACGAGATTCAGATGGAAACAAGTATTATGAAGTTCCTTATCTTGCACAAGAAATGATTTATGTGGATTATCCAAATACAGAACAATATGACAAAGATTTAGTTCAATTTAAAAACTCTGTTCCAAGTATATTAAAGTTAATAAAAACTCAAAGAAGATTTGTAACAAAAGTAAATTCTGATAATTCAACTTCAATAGTATTTGGTGGTGGAACAGAAACTGATGGTGATGAAACACTTATACCAAATTTTAAAAATGTTGGTTTAGGTTTAAACTCCTCAGTAGATAGATTAGGTGAATCGTTTGACCCATCTAACTTTCTAAAACAAAAAACTTATGGACAAGCACCACCTGCTAATAAAGAGTTTACGGTAAATTACTTAATAGGTGGTGGAGTTGGTAGTAATGTTGGTAAAGGAGAACTTACTAAAATACAAAGAATAGAGTTTGATGAAGACCTTTCATTATTCACAGACGAACAATTACCTCTTTACAGAAAATATAAAAACTCAGTAGCAGTTGAAAATGAAGAACCAGCAGTTGGTGGTAAAGAAGCTGACACTATTGAAGAAATTAGAGAAAATGCATTAGCAAACTTTGGTTCTCAAAATAGAGCAGTTACTCGTAAAGATTATCAAGTAAGAGCACTATCATTACCACCTAAGTATGGTGGTGTAGCTAAAGCCTACGTTGCACCAGACGGTGAATTAGACAACAACTCACCTGGTTCGATACTTGCATCACCTGACAACTTACAAGAGTTTACAGACATCGTTATGAACTTTGTAGAGAAGCCTGATACTGAAGAACCAAATGAAGAAAATGTAAAAGCAGAAATTAAAAAGTTTTTAGTTGGTAAAACTCAAAACAATGACGAAAAGAATAATCCATTTGCGATTAACTTATATTTGTTAGGTTACGATACAGACAAGAAACTAACTACTTTAAACAGAGCTATTAAAGAAAATGTAAAAACTTATATGAATGAGTTTAGACTTTTGACTGATGGTATAAACTTACTTGACGGATTTATTATAAATGTTGGTGTTGATTTTGAGATACGAGTTTATGGTGGATATAACAAGAGAGAAGTTTTACTTAAATGTTTATCAGAAGTTAAAAGTTATTTTAATATAGATGAATGGACATTTAATATGCCAATTAACTTAAGTGAATTAGAACTTGTTATTGCTGGTGTAGAAGGAGTTCAATCTGTTCCTAAATGTGAAATAGTAAATAAATGTAAAGGAGCTTATTCACCTAACTCATATAACATTAATTCGGCTACCAAGAACAAAATGGTTTACCCATCACTTGACCCATCTATATTTGAAGTAAAGTTTCCTGACAAAGATATTATAGGGAGAGTATTATAATGTATTATTTCGTAACATCATCAAAAGATGCAACACTATATCTACAACAACCATCGCAAAATACAGGTAGAGATGAGGTATTAGAAGTTTCTAAAACTTATTATGGTAACTTAAAAGATGTAGCTCACACTCTTATAAAGTTTGATACTGATACTTTATCATCTAAGATTTCAAGTGGTGAAGTAACCATGAGTGAAGCAACTCTTTTACTAAGAGAATGTGAGAGTGATGAAGTACCATTGGATTACACTATTTATGCCAACATAGTATCGGGTAGTTGGGAAATGGGTATTGGAACTCGTTTTGATGATATAACAAGTGACGGTGTAAGTTGGAAACAACGAAACAATAATGTTGAATGGTTAGATGATGATTATACAACTGGTGTAACTGGTTCTTTAAATGGATACGGTGGAACTTGGTTCACAGGTTCTGAAAGTACTCAATCATTCTCATACGAAAGTACAGACATCAGTATGGATGTATCATCTTCTCTAAACGAATGGATAAGTGGAACATATTCCAATGAAGGATTTATACTTCGTCATTCAAGTGTATTTGAAAATGATACTAATGATTATGGTCAGTTAAAATTTTTCTCAAAAGAAACGAATACCATCTATCAACCAAAGATAAGAATTGGTTGGGATGATAGTTCCTTCGCAACAGGTTCTTTGACTGAACTTTCTGAAGATGATATTAAAGTAACTTTTAAAAGATTAAAATCAACTTATAAAGTAAACTCAAAACCAAAGGTATTGGTATTTGGTAGAGAACTATATCCACTTAAAACATACACA